TTCTTGGGTGAAACCTTCTTGGGTGAAACCTTCTTGGGTGAAACCTTCTTGGGTGAAACCTTCTTGGGTGAAACCTTCTTGGGTGAAACCTTCTTGGGTGAAACCTCCTTCAATGATAGCTTCTTCTTAAGCTCTGCGATGGATTTAGAGCTTCCCACTATCTTGTGTCCATCAATCACAATCTCATCCAAACCCTTTCCGGACACGGCTCCGCCCGTACATGTGTTATACCGCGTATCGCATGTATCGCTGGCGTTGCTACAGAAGCGTCCGGCTTCAGGATTACACGATTCACGAGATAGAGTCTCTAAGATGTTATCCTTTGTCATGGATCCTACCTTCCATCCTCGGTCATTTAGAGCATACCTCTTAAGCTCGGCAACTGACAAACCAGTAGTGGGAGACAAGGGGCGAGTGACACGTGAAATCATCTGTTCCAACACATGTATGAGCTCATCCTTCTTCATCGTTGCCTTTATGTCAAACGACGCATCGGTCTTCTTAATTAGTTTAACAAGGTCTGCTTTCAACATCTTCTTAAAATCGCCGATAACAGCCTTCTTTACGGATGAAGGACTGCTTCTTGACTTACGAGCGGAGCGACGAGACCTGCTCTTCTTGGGAGACTTACGAGCGGAGCGAGACGCCTTACGAGCGGAGCGAGACGCCTTTTGGGGAGAATGAGACTTAATGTATCCAGCATGCTGGAGCGCCTTCAAGAGATCAGCCTTCCCCATCGTGGAAAATCCTTTGAACCCCTTGTCTCTCGCTATATCTTTTAATTCTTTTACAGTGTACTCACTCATTTATATTAAATAAATTTTTATTTAATATATTAATTTTCGGTAGCTTCGTTAATGTCCGGGATATCGTCTACATTTAGGGTTGGTCCTTTCATTTTACGTTTTCGTTGCGGAATACCACCGCTAGTCTGAGATGGAATTCCGCTCATATTATTCATCATCCCCATAAAGTCGGATCCAGTCTTCTTCATCATCATCCTACTGACAAGGAACACTGCGGTATTTACAACAACCAGGAAGATAAGACGAACCTCAACAGGCCACTTTGATCCGGTGGGAACATATGACTTCTCACCAAGCTCAATAAGCAGTCTCTCGTATGAGCTCATTGAAACCATCTGTTGTCTTGCGAACCCACTCATGTCAAGTTTAAACACATGTCCAAGTACAAACTCCATTCCAATAAATCCATATGACAGGTACTTCTTATAGTCATCCACTGATCTATCCAGGGATAGAGTTCTTACGGTACTCTCGTAACTTCGTTTCATGGTATCATAGTCTGAATGGAGACTGAACTCTGGGATATTATCGGTCTTGTATGACTTCTTCAAGAGTTCAAACTTGAACAGAAGTTCACGCTTGGCATCATCCCGGTCCTGGTCGTTCATTGTTATATGCCCGACATCCATCATCTCCTTGCGCCTTGCTATTTGGCCAGATCTGGCCAAATCATTGAGAGTTGGGGGATTGTTACTACCTCCGGCGAAGTTATGGGTTGGAAGGTTGTCCTCGGTTGGTAGATTATCACCTACACCATCATCTTCGAGAAGTTCTCTAAGCCGATACGAAATCTTGTCTTTCTTACCTCTATCGCTTCCGGCACTACTACCGGTGAGATCCTTACGTGTCGGGCTTTCAGAAACTTCGGATATTGATGGAGAAGATCTTGCGGAAACTTCATCCTCAAATTCAATAGGAGGATAATCTCTTGTCGGTTTATCTCTCGTCGGTTTATCTCTCTGAAAAATACCTCTATCAGGTGAACTTCTGGAATCGAGTGAACTTCTAGAATCCCTTGATACCTTCTTCATTTCAACACCGGGTGACTGCGAGTCGCTAAAATCTTCCTTTGTTTCGTCGAAAATAGCTAGTGATTTCTCAATAGGTACGGATTTCTCAACTCCGCTTCCGCCGGATAAGGCTCCGGCGGGAACATAATCCTTGTTGACAACTTCTGGTTTAATTCTGCTCTTATTCTCAACCAATTCCAGATAGAGGATAGGCATCCTTGGAAATGCCTTTGGGTATTCCTTCCTGACTCCTGGAGGCAGTGGTACTTTTACAACGGTCACCTTTTTTGTCATTTTAAATAAAACTTTCTACTTTAAACCTATTTCAATGTCCTACATCCCAGGAGTGAAATACTTTCCAGGTTTCATTATACACTTATTTCGGCTTTGATCCTTCTTCTTGTCAAGAGATTTCCAATCCCATATGGGAAGTGATCCGTCGTAATGCTCTCTTGTTTTCAATATCAATACACCTATGATGACCACAAGCACGACTGCTATCATTCCTACAATCAACGTCTTTTCCATTTTATATTAAGATGGAAATTATTTATTTAACAATAGCGCTTACTGCCGCAACCGGGAATAGACTCCAACTCGGCATACGATCTTCCCCGAGGAGCCAGTGCCTGGTAGGTCAGATTGGAGTCAACGCTATAAGTGGTAGGAGATGTCAGGTACTGAGGGCCATTGATCCCATAGTCGAAACGCTTCTGGGAGTTGTGGCCGATATAGGTGTTCTGTTTGGTGCGACCATTCTGGGCATTACGCGCCATCGCATCAGCGGTAAGATTGCCGCTTATAGCGGCAATCATACGGTGGTTGCTACCGGGCTTGATTTGCTCGCTGCTGACCAGGCCGAACTTTCCAGTTCTGGCCTGGGCCGTGTTACGACTACTCATGGCAATAGACTCATTGTCGCGACTAAGGTTATCACCCGTGGCGAAGTTCTCCTGACCATTGTACCCCGCAATACCGGCTGCGTTGGTGGTGACATAGTTGGTGTACTTGGGACGAAGGAAGTTCTCTACTGTGATACGATCAAGGGACGAATTACAACCAGCACGCTTGGTGTAGAAAGAGTACTCGCACACAGGGCGACCAGCCAGATCCTGTCCGTTCCACACAGGGCACATCTGCGCGCTGGGCTCTTGGATTCTGTATGTAAACGACTGTGCGGCGGCTCCCGGCGAAACCTTGTCCGTAAGAAGATTGGCAGTTAAAGATACATTAGACATTTATTATTGAATATTTTTTTTTATTTTTTATTCAGAAGTAGTAGTTGTAGGAATGGTATAAACTCGGTTATTGCCATGTCCCACTTCCGCCCGTGGCCTTTGACGCGTCGACAATTGAGTCAAATTTCTATCTAGTCCAACAATAATAATACAGTATCGCTTTCAATTAAAATATTCCACCAGTTAGAATTAATTTTTTATTTAACACGCTTTGTGTTAAATAACTCAATTGTAAATGATAACCAAGACAGTACATTTAAAGCACGGGGAAACCGAGAGCACCACCGCTAACACGGATGACGTTGTGGTTGACAGCCACGATCAGACCCTCGAACGAGGTACCAGCGCTGGCAATCGCGGCCTGAGAACCGGGTTGCTGGGTATTAACGTTGGGGGAGGTCTGGAGACCAGACGCGCCCTGCATGACAAGCGTGACGTTGGTGAGCTTACCGTAGTTGGTAGAACCAAGGGGGTTGACGTCGTACATGTTGAGCGAGTAGCTGTACATGTGGTAACCAGTCTCACGGGGGATCGTGGGGGCCTTGAACCAGGGCTCAACGAGCGAGTAGTAGTCGGCGGGCAGACCGGCAAGACGCTGGGTGTTCTCGTACAGGAGAGTGGCGTTGGTGACAGTGTCAACACAGCCCTCGCGACCGACCCAACCGTTGGTGGCAACGTTGCCGACAGTATAGACGGACCAGTCACTAGAAACAGTGGTATTGCGACCAGCGAACAGGAGAAGCTTGACGGCGTGCGAGAACCTGATATCGGTTGAGTTGGACTTGCCCAGCTCGAAGGTACCACGAGGAGCAGTCTGGACCTGCTCAATCAGGATATCACGAGGAGCGCAACCCATACGCTTACGCTCGTCGTTGGAGACGATGGCGTATTCGGCCCAGCAGTTGCAGTTCTGGAGAACGGGGGCGGCCACGACATCGGACGATGTGGCGCGACGACCGACCGAGGTGGCGGAGTCATATGCGACCAGCAGTTCCGTCCAATCACGGAAGTTGAACTGAATGCGCATCTCGTTGTAGGGAAGAGCAGCAGTAGGGAGAGCAAGACCAGAGTCACGAGTGAAGAAGAACGGCAGAGGCAGGTTAATGGTGAAGGCCGAAAGAGTATTTGCAGGCTGGTTATTGCCATTGGTGTAAGAGCAATCGAATTGAGCGGGAGTGTTACCAATCATGTTATTGTAGCCGCACTGCTTGGAAGCAGGGACGGTGAAGGCCGCCCAGAAATCCAGGTAGTAGGAGTCGAAACGAGCAGCGATCAAGTCGTTGAAGGTAACAGCAGCCTCCTTGATAAGATTGTGGGCGAAGTTGTGGGTCCAGCGGATCGTCTTGCCGGCGGTAGCCTTGATAGACGGGATATCGGCACGGAGCCAAGTGTGGACGAGGTAATCACCAGCGCGAGAGATAGACGCGGCCCAGTCCTGGCCGAAGCCAGCCTGACCCATGTTCTTGGACAGAATGGTAGGGCACAGGGTGAACCAGGTGGAGGTCTTGTGCGCCATGACAAAGTAAGCCGTAGCGTCGGCACCGCCATAGAGATACTTCTCCAGCTCATCGAAGGTGGCAAGATCGATAAAGCCGGCAGTAAGAGAACCAGTAGCATTGATAGACATTTATTATAGAGGGAGAAAAATAAAATTTAAAATAAAAAAATTCAAATGAGAGTTAAAAGAATTTTAGGATTTTGTAAATATGGATATGGATATAATCTTAATTGATTGTAAGATCCATCAGTACTTTCAGGAAGAGGTGGAAAGGTTAGAAATATATAAAAGTAGATTACTAGAGCTAGAGGACCTAGTGGCGAATAATGAAATGGGAGTATCGGTTGAAAAAACCATACGCGATGAGATCCAAACGTGTAGGGATCGGATAAAGGATATAACGGAAATGACCGATTACAACTTCTATGTCCTCGAGAGTTTTCCCATTATTGATCGATATAAAGTTATACTGAGGACGCCTGTAAAGATAAGCTTCTTTAGTACCGGAGACACGAGCCCCAACAAGGAGAAGGAAAACATTATTGCCGAATATATTCAGATAGCTAAGAGGTATATCAAGAACATAGACGTGGATCTCGACTTTGCCCAAAAGGTGCGTAAAGTCTTGTGTGAAAATTGTACGTCGAAACGTGTCGTAGCTACAGATGGTGTATCTCTTCTCTGTCAGGAATGCGGATATGAGAAGGACTTGAATGGAAATAACATATCCTATAAGGATATTTCGAGGATCACTATACTTCAGAAATACATGTACGAGAGAAAGTCTCATTTCCGGGATTGTATCAACCAGTACCAGGGAAAGCAGATATGTAAGCTGGATGACGATATATTTCCAAAACTCAATATTGAGTTTGAAAAGCACCATATGCTGGTCGGAGACAAGAATACTGTTAGGGAAACTCGATATCAGAATGTAAAGCTCGAACACGTTATCATGTTTTTGAAGGAACTCGGATACGATAAACAACACGAAAACTCCAAATACATACATTCTGTCATTACAGGGAAGAAGTACCCAGATCTTTCACATGTCGAGGATCAGCTTATGGCGGACTTTGACGTTCTGGTAAATGCATATGTTAAAAAGTACAAATATGAGAACAAGATATCTAGGAAGAGTTTTATGAATATCCAATATGTACTTTTTCAGCTCCTGAATAAAAATAAAGTTCCTTATAGGAAAGAAGACTTTAATATCTTGAAAACCAATGATAGAAAAACCTTCCACGATGATATAGCGAAGTCACTGTTTGAGGATTTGGGGTGGAACCATACGGCATTATTTTGAACTAGGGGCAAGTCCTATTACACTACAGGCAATCCTAGATCCAGAATTTCCAGTAGTTGAGCTACCCTTTTGTCTCTCGGGATTCGAGTAGTCGTTCCTCCATCTCCCCATATCGTCAACCCCGCTATGTATCACAATACTTCTACCAATGATATCGTGGACGTTTATCATTGGATCCTCGTAGGTATAGGTAAATTCACCTAAACTGTTTGTCACTAGATTATTGATAAGATCTCCCGCGTGTCGGTTGTTACCATATAGCTCTATACTACCATGGAGGTCTCCTGTCGGGTTATAATGTTCGCATGTGCTATCACACGCATTATCGACACTGAGTATACCATACTTGTGTATATGTATACCATGAGTTGAGTTTGAAGGAAGACCAGACAGATTAAAGGAAACGATGGTATTATGATGACGATTACACTGATGGAATGAAACAGTGCCACGCACTTGTGGTTGATTGAATACCGCGATGGCGTTCAAGGACATTTATATATGAGATTTTATCTATTTAAACAAATTCAACGTGTAGGTAAATGGACGAAAGTGAAACTGTACGGATTAGGGAGTTGGATTTAAACACAATCCCTCCTAATGTTGATAATATGTTTAAGCCCGAACAAGGAGGTGTAAAGCTTGCGTTTATAGGTAAGCCAGGTACAGGTAAGTCTACACTCATCGAGTCTGTCTTGTATTCGAAAAAGCATATCTTTCCCATGGGTATAGCCATGAGCGGGACAGAGGATAGCAACGGATTCTATGGTCAGTTCTTCCCTCCGGCTTTTGTATACCCGGATTCTGTGCTAAATGAGGGTAAAGTCGAGGAATTTATAAAGAGACAGAAGCTGGCCAAGAAGCACCTTAAGAATCCGTGGGGAGTTCTCATTATCGACGATTTAACCGATGATCCGAAGGTGTTCAATAGACCTCTCTTCCATGGTATTTTCAAGAACGGACGCCATTGGAAGATGATGTTCATTCTTTCCCTCCAATATTGTATGGACATTCGCCCTGCGATCCGTAACGCCATCGATGGTACGTTTATCCTACGTGAAACCAACCTCAAGAGTCGCAAGTCCCTATGGGAAAACTTTGCAGGTTGTATTCCAGACTTTAACACATTCTGTGACATCATGGATGGTATCACAGGTGACCGAACGGCTCTATTTATCAATAATATGATTGATACCGGAGACTGGAAGGACCGTATCTTCTACTACAACGCAGACTGGTATATGAGTGATCCTAGTAAGACAAAGGGATTCAAGTTCGGTTGTCAGGACTACTGGGACTTCAACAAAGAGCGATTCAACCCCGCATCCGTCGATACAATGTAAATATTTATAATTTCTAATTATAAATGATACTGTTTATAATTATGGGGCTACTCGTCGGAGCATTGTGGTATAGATACGGGGAGAGATTCGATCAGAAAACCATGACCCCTCGTTGCTGGGAGATTATGCACTATCATAATAAAGAGAGGTTCCCGCTATATGTTGTACATATGAAGAGCATATTTGCCGGTATAGCTCTGATTATTGCCGGGTCATCTGAATTCCAGTTTAGAAACCAACTCATTGTCTTTATAGGAGCTACTATCGTTGGTCTTCATATATACCAATGGTTCAACGAAGAAATGGCGATAAAAAATAACTCCACTAATATAATAAATGATAATATACCTGTCTAAGTCTTCTAGATCGGATAAGAAGTACATGGTAGAGGTGGATGGAAAGACAGTACATTTCGGGGCAAGTGGGTATAGCGATTACCCAACACACAAAGACGCGGAAAGAAAACAGAGATATATAACCCGTCATAAGGCGCGGGAAAATTGGGCTAAATCCGGTATGAAGAGTGCCGGCTTCTGGAGCAGATGGCTCCTATGGGGTGAACCAACCATCTCGGGAAGCATCAAGGAGATAGAGCGGAAGTTCAACGTAACGATAAGAAGACGGGCTTAAATACGATTATCCGAACGAGGGCAACCAACCACGCGACAACCAGATAGGTCTTGTGTATTGTATCGTAATTTTTCAATCGTTTCAATCCCACAAGGGACCACAAGTCTCTAAAGTATTCGGTGTTTGGAAATCCACATCTATCATTTACATATTCGGTTAGAATACACTTATTATTATTTGTCTTCCAGTGTAGTAAAACTATGAGGGGAGTGACCAGGTAACCATATAGAAGAAATCCGCTACATAGGAACCCAAATTGAGAGTAGACATTTATAATATGATGTAAGAGGATGGCAGTACCAGTTGTGGGATCCAAACAGTTGTAGTAACCCGGAGGGGATGTTACTATATCGAGGATGAATAACACTACTCCAGCGATAACAATAGTCAATATATCTTTCATTTATAATAATATATTATACAGTTGTTTCGGAAACTGTAGGGGCGTCTGTTCTCAACCTATTTATCTCCTCCATTTCCCTCTTGTATTCTTCACTTGCTTCTGGGATCCATTTAACATCTTTCCTGATACATATAACCCTCGCGATTGTAAATATCAGGTCAATGATGTAGTTGCTCTCATTGTTCTTCTTGAGAACCGATATATTAGCATAGAGTTCTTGAAATTTTTGTAACTTGATCTTCTTATCATCTATGTTGTGAACAACTTGATGATATAGTTCTTCGTATTCTACCCCTCGATCAGACCACTTCTCCTTCAATGATTGGTTTGTCCTCAACTGCTCTGATGGTTTGAAAAAAGTATTTATAATCGACAAGACAAGCGTGAGAAGCCCAATTGATGTTGTGATACTTTCTCCAAACAGTGAGCCCGTAGCACTCTCCCCTGTTGTAAGGGCGGTAAAGATGGTAATCGACAGGTTGATTGGATTGGCGGTAATACTCCAAAAAGCGGAATACGTGTACCGCTTCCACCAGTGAAATCCGGTGTCTTTATTTATAACATTGCTGTATCGGAGGATTTCGGAGTCGATTTCCCTTTCAGATAGCGACATCTCTATCATTTATATAAAAGTGATAATTTTGTAAAACTTTAGTCAGATAGTTGAAATGAGTAAGACAATCCTGTGGTTTTTTCACAACGGTGAGAATCGGTACATCTTCGAGACGGCCGGTGCTTATGAGTTTAAGGCCCCTGTTGTACAGCCGGTTTCTGATTTCTATCACGAGATAACGGGTCGAGAAAAAATTCGCAACACCATGTTTGTCCGTATAAGCAAACCAGAAGACAGAGTGTTCGTTCGTCGGGGAAACGATGGCGGGTGGTTGCAAAGGGCGGCGCTAACATATAGGGATGTGGCCCGTGTTCTGGACTATGCCACATTCAATGACATGGGAGTCCTTGAATCAAAGGGGTTCTTGGCGAGATGTGCCGCCCCTCCAGAGCCCCCACAGGAAGTAACCTTTATTCATAAGCAAATACCACTACCAGTCGTTCGCCCCTCGAATGTTAGTATCATCCTTGGGAGTGTCCTTTTCCGATATATTCTTCTGTGTATTATCCTTTTCTCCCCAGTGTATTATCTTGTGTCTTTGTTTTTCTCTATGTTGATGTTTTGAATAATTGATTCAAAACAAAATTTTTTGTATAATAAACAATGGATACCCATAGGAATTTAATGATCGCCGTTATGACACTCACTGTCATCCACACTATCATTTCTATCTACGTCCTTGTCAAACAAGGCAAACTCTCTCAAGAACATATGAAGGCCTTCCTCATTGTTTCGATAATCGTCTGTCTCATCATTTCTGGTCTTTCCTACTATTGTATGAATCTGAAGATGTAGATTCGACCCAGTTATAGTTTCTAAAATATAATTTCAGAAACATCAACTTGACACTTCCGAATGGTGCCAAACTGACACTTGAAATCGGCTAAGAATTCAGAAACTCCATATTGTACTGGTATAGATGTCTTATTACGCACAACATCTTGATGAGACAACTTCCAGAGAAGGGGAGTAGATTCCTTCTTGATAGCCTCTACGTCTATAGCCGGTAGCTCTACAACCCCCTCCCATTTCTTCTTTTTTCCATCGTAGTTGATATTGAATTTCTCTGGATAGAAATCTGGAAACCGTTGATAGAAGGTCCGGAATGGGAGTGCTAGAAACTTGAAACTCCTAGGAGGGAGGACGCAGAGTAGCTGTTGAATGGGAAGTAGCGGTTCTGTCTTTTCAAAAGGACTAACCTCTAATGTATCGATATGTAAGGCGAGATCAGACGCGAATGGAGCATAACTATACCGATACATCCAATCCCAGTTCCTGATACCAGACAGGTAGTAGGATAGAACCCAATGACATCCCTGTAAGTACGAGTGACAGACAGTCTTGACATCCTCGAGTCCGTGTCTCTCCCGATACATGGTTTGATATTCAGGAAGGACAAAATCATCCGGGTTTGACCACTTGGAAAGCAGGGTATCCTCGATGTAGTCATTCCTGTGCTTTATCTTGTTTACCACCATGTTGCGTTCCGAACCCGCGATCGACTCGAGAAAAAGGCGGAATGCCGGAATGTTGATTTTTGCCTCTTCGCCAACAAGATGTAGGGCATTCTTCTTATAGAAGTTCACCATGTCATTTAAACCGTTTTCCATGATGGAGATACTCGGGATATTTGGTAGGAAATCATTACCACAAAGAAAGCAGATTAATATAAAGTCTGGAATGAGGCTATCGGGGATACATCCCTCCCATGCTAGGAGTCGCTTAAGATCCTTATCCACCTCCCCAATATCTACATACATGTAGTCGTATCTGGGATCATAGAGATCCTCGCGCAGGAGATAGAAGTTTGGCATCTTGGTTCCAAGAGAAAGCATAAACAGGTCGGCATCAAGCGCATTAATACAGTAGGTCTTTGATTCGGTTCCAAACTTTCGGATAAAGTTGATCAACTTATGCTCTCCTTCTCCGGGGCATTTCTCGTCTGAGAAGATTACCTCAAACTTCCACTTACCGGAGCTGATGTTTTTCCTTATATGAAAATCGATATACTGGGAGAGGTCGTACATGAACTCTGTTCCGGGTGTAATACAGTTGGCGTCAAATGCTCCTTCGGGCGGGGTCGGGTTTTCCACAACACCCCTGTATCTGCGTTGACGCTGTTGGTTCTGTTTACTCAGCGGAGCCACACCATCAATAGCAAGGATCAGGCGTTCCCTTGGGTTAGCGATATCAACCAGAGTATCGATTGTCTGGCATACGTCCTCATAACAGGCTCGATAGAGGAGCTGGGAAGCATTTGGTTTCCGCGTAGGTCGTAGAATGCTTTGCGGACGAGCGAAATTCCCGTATTGAAAAATCTTCTGAGCCGAGTTATGGAAAACACCATTGAGGTCAACCATGAAATAGTCGATAGGTATTTCGGGACGGTTGAGAGTAGCGAAGGACGTGATGCGATTCGGGAAGTTGCTCTTGAACCATGTAAAAAAGTGTTTAATACCCATTTAGTTTAAACACTATTAGTTTTATATATCAATATTATTTAATGGCGACGGGGAGACTTACGAGACTTGGACCGCTTGGACCGCTTGGGAGACTTGGACCGCTTCGGGCTCTTGCTCTTACGAGACTTGGACCGCTTCGGGCTCTTGGACCGCTTGGGAGACTTGGATCGCTTCGGGCTCTTGCTCTTACGAGACTTGGATCGCTTCGGGCTCTTGCTCTTACGAGACTTGGATCGCTTCGGGCTCTTGGACCGCTTGGGGCTCTTGGACCGCTTGGGGCTCTTGCGACGAGGACTACGGCGGGAAGAGAGCTTCAAGTGCTCAAGGCTCACGGTAGACGGCAGGATGCAGTTTCCGGTAAGGGGGCTACAAAGACGTCCAGACTTGGCGCATGAACGACGACCCTTGGGCGAGCAAGAGCGACGGATCACCGACTTGGAACGACGGCGAGGAGACAGTGACCGCTTCGGGCTCTTGGACCGCTTCGGGCTCTTGGACCGCTTCGGGCTCTTGGATCGCTTGGGGCTCTTGCGACCCTTACGAGCGGTGGGAGAGGCGTGCTTCTTGTAATTGGGGTGGGCGCTATAGAAGGCCTTCCACGCGTCGGGGACCTGCATACCCTTCCCTCTAGCGAAATTTCTGAAGGCTACGAGTTTTTGTTTTCCGTAACTAGACATTTATTATAGAATTTTATTTTTTATTTTTTTAAATCACGGAATTACAGCAAGCAGTCTTAAAAGGATATACGATAGAGATAAATGGGTTGTATTAGTTCAAAGCAACACGTGCCTGTGTTTAGAAACGCTCGTACAGGAGTAGCTACTAAGAAGAAAAATATTCCAAAGGCGATGAAGAGGCTTGTATGGGATACATATATCGGAGAGACGATTGGGATGACTAAATGTCTATGTTGTCAACACGTGGATATAAGGCAAATAGAGTTCCATTGTGGACATGTAGTCGCAGAGTCAAACGGCGGATCTACAACTGTTGATAATCTACGACCCATTTGCGCCCAGTGTAACCTTTCAATGGGTAGGACGAATATGAATGAGTTTATGAAGATGTTTAAAAGGAACGTGTGAAAAAAGAAATGGACTCATCCTATCCGGCACTTCACAAGTTCCTCCTACCAAACACAAAACTCGAGGATGTAATGGTGAATATGAATGATTTCAAGAATGAAGCGAGTAAACCTAGTGGTATAGAGAGTAGCAATGTAGAGGAGAACAAATCAAATGAAAAACCAGTCATTCCCAGACGTCAAAAACGCTTAAATGAACGTATCCAACATAAACTTGGTTCCCGGGAGGATAGGAAACAAAAGAGAGAGGCTGCGGTCAGACTCGAAAAGGATGAGAGGTTGAGACGGATCAAGGAGCAAACAAGTAAAACGTCCGGACTCCAAGATGATGACCTTGAGAGGATTAAGCGGATTGTTCACGGTGTAGGCACGGGTGTAGGCACGGGTGTAGGCACGGGTGTCGGTCAGGTTTAAAGAAGAGATCACCCTCTATATACATGGAAGTTATATCCTACATTGTAGATACCCATATAGTAAACCATTATGAGAATACGATACCGAACATGGTTTTATTCTTTCTGGTTGGTGTGTATATTGATAGAAAGTTATCAACCGCCATGTCTTTAACCGTTGCTTCTATTCTGTTTGGACAACCAATGTTTATTGGGTTATTTGGAACTTATGTTTTTAATTAAAATACATAAGGTTAATAGTAGCGGTTGAATCTAAAAGCCGCAGCCAGTAGTTGGGGATTTTCCCCGACAGTCTTTATGCCGGCTCTGGCAGTTTTTCCATATTCGGACACTGCTTGCTGAGCAGTCTTGCTCTTGATTACCTTTACGACAACTACACCAAGAATAAGAGCCACCACTGCGCCGATAATTATTCCCCAGTTATTGGAGAACATACTGAACGGATTGGGAGAACCAATGCTTTTGATGGTAGCCGATTGCGTTTGCGCGGAAGTCAAGAAGGCAGACAGCTCGCTCGATACTGTTGTGGCATACGCCTCCGAGATAATCTCGGCCAGCTGAAGATCTAGGATAGACTCTTGATCAATACTACATGGGGCGTATATGACAGCTCCGTTGGAAGCATTGATACTTCCGTTTTGACTTACAGATACCGTCTTGCTTACGCTCTGAATGTTGTTTGTGATAGATGAATCAGACATTGATTGACTCACCTTGCTCTGGATTCCTTGAATCATGCTCAACCCTTGAGGAGTTGCCTGGAAGCCGGTAGTCTGATTGGCCAGCTGATTACACGTGTTTGATAACCCTTGGTGAACAATGCTCGCCATATTGGCTGCTGTAGTAGAAGACATCGTACTTAGGTCCTTTAACTGTAGATTAACCTTTTGAGTAATGGAAGGTCTTGGACAAGTAGAAGGGTTAGGAGGATATATAATGGTACCCGCTCCAGAAGCATTCATGGATGCATTTTGATCGACGGTTACAGTGGTGGTTGATATGCTAGACGTGTTATTTATAAGACACCTAGACTGATAGATGCTATTAAGATAATTTCCAAGGACTGTCTGGAGTGCTTGACAACCACTTGTTTTCGTGAGCGCTGTAGATGCTCCGATACTTCCGCTCGCCAACCCCAATGGACCGTCAAATTTTCCGGCTAACTGGGCCGAAAAGGCACTAGTATCACAATCTTGAGTTGCTGCGGATAGCTTACCGAGAAGCATCTGCCCCATTGTTCCGATGTTGTTATTAGCCGGGTCGGGAACCGGTTTATAGTTACTCGGACATTGGTTGGGATTAAAAGGAGTGGTGGGATTAGGCATTTATTTATATGGTATTTTTTTTCATTATTTTTATAAATATAATCCGAGAGCTATAACTATTATCATAATGACGATCGCAATGGCAATTATCACTCCCATGGACATTTTCTTTTTATCAGGGGGGCTGGTGGTTGTAGTGGCTGGAGTAGTGGCCGGAGAGCCATTTGGATCGGTTGGGACAGGAGCAAAAGAACTTCCACCGGGTGGCTGGGTCGGTTTAGCCTGAAATCCACATGATTGTAAGAGTCCGCTTCCGTTAGCTGATGTTACGCCGCCATCCGCGTAATTAAACTTATTACCACATATCGGAACACCCTCGGGGGTTGCCTTTCGGGATATCGAGATCTCATCTGTCGTAAACTTGTTTCCGTACTGTGCCCACTTTTGACACATTGGGGACAGCCTGGCACAGTTGTCCCCAAGGCTCTTCTTATCCGCTGCAGAAAGGGAAGCGTAATTACCTCCAGCTATTAAATTCCCACATATTGTGCTACCGTTTTGACAAAAACAAGTCGGGTCGGCAAAGTTGACAAGTTGACAATAAGCTGATAAGTTCTGGTTGATGGTGGCATCATCAACGTTACTTCGGTTAATTGGATTATAGTAAATATTGTAGACTTGATTTTGGTTATCATCCGTTGTTGATTGTAGGATGTATTTACCCTGGTAGGGAGACACGTAAATGGTACCCTGGAGTCCCTGAGCGATTGTACTGACACCTCTGTTTGTTGGCGAGAAAAGAGTGTTACTGCCTATAATGTTCATTTTCCCTGGTTTCTCGGGAGTTGTACCTAAATAGAATGGGCTGTAGTAAAAAGCCGTACCGTTTTTATAACTGAAAAGAGAACCGGATTCCATAAAGGCAAGATCGTTATTTTTTAAGGCGTCGGTAATACCTGCTATTGTCTGCTGTGGAAAACTCGAATTTATGGAAACGATACGCAGGAGCTGTTGACCCTGATTTTGTATACCCGTATCGGTTATATTTTGGTTATTCAATCTATTTATTGCGAAGTTAGACATTTATTACAACGATTAAAATTATAAAAATAATTAAAATGATTCCTCCAATGATTATAGGAAGTTTGCTCTTTGAGGATGTTTTCTGGTCCACTGGCGAAGTAGGAGTAGCAGTAGGAGTATT